GTGGTGTCGTCGAAGACCCGCACTCCGTAGTAGGTGGGGTCCTCGGCGCTGGTGGTGATCTTGACGTCGATCACGCCCAGGGTCTGCTGTACGGCCAGGGCGAGATTGGACAGCTTCATCTGCGACCCGAAGGGCAGCCCGGCGAAGTAGGACTTGAGGCGTTCCTCGATGGCGGCGTTGACCACGGAGATCGCGTAGGAGCGGTCGTACTGCACCGACAGGCAGGGCTCGATGTGGCGGAAGCGGGCCTGGTGGATCATGACGTCGGCGCCAACCTGCTTGGCGTGGCTCATGATCTGAGCCAACACTTCGGGGGCCCGGTTGTAGGTGTAGGTCAGGGTGAGCTCCGTGTCGTTGTCGGGGCCAGTGCTCATCCATTCGATGCCAGACACCTCGACGTGGCTTCCGGCCCGGAGCGTGGTGTCGCGGAGCAGGTGGTAGTGCACGCCCTGGGTGAAGATGAACTCCTCGACCGCGATCGTCGACGGGAAGCTGACGACCGGCACCGAGCCCAGTCGCATGAAGCGGTTGGTCGCCGAGGGCGCGCCGCTGCTGCCGATGCGCTCGAAGTTTCCGGTGTAGAGCGCATGGGCCGACGAGCTCGACAGCGCGGCGCTGGTCACGACGGTCTTCTCGGTGACCTGTGCGGAGTCGATGCCGTCGATGAAAATGTCGATCTTGTCCTGGATTCCCGCGGCCGGGTCGTTGCGGCTGCATGTTGGGGTGTACTGGAACTCCAGGTCAACGATCTGGCCGTCGTCGAGCTCACCGGAGGGGATCCGGGTGAACGTCGGGGGCGCGGCGCCCGAGGACAGAGTGTAGTCGTAGATCGGCGAGAAGAAGATTGCGTCCTCCTGGCCGTAATTGGCGAAGCAGGAGTGCATGTCCTTCCAGACGTACTTGACGTCCGAAGATACCGACAGCGCCTCGGAGGTCGACGGCGCGGCGATCTGCGTGCGGTAGAGCGAGACAGGGCCGTACACCGCGACCTTGGAGACGCGGTTGTTTTGCAGGCACAGCGCCTTGTAGTAGTCGACGGTGCCCGCGGCGTTACGCAGCATGGTGTCTTTGAAGCGCTGGCGCAGCTCGGAGTCGGTCTCGACATTGACCCCGCCGGTGAAGGAGGTCAGGTTGGTCGCTGACCCGGAGCCGATGGTCGAGCCCAGGTAGGTCACGGTGTCGGGCGGTACGTTGCCGACGGTGCCGACGACGGTGCAGCGCACCGGTACGTCAACCGACAGGTTACCCGCGGTGAGCACCACGGCCTCGGTGGACGCGAAGTACAGCGGGGTCTCCCCGCCGATGGAGGCGCCCGAGACCACGCTCTTGGTGTAGAACTGGCTGCCCAGCGGGATCTCGTAGTCCTGCGGGGCCGCGGTGTTGAGGGTGATGCGCACGATGCCTTCGGCGGCCTGGCCCTGCAGGCGGCCGTAGCCGTAGATGCCGACGAACTGTTCCAGTTCGATCCCGGCCTTGGTCTCGATGTCCATCAGGGAGCCGACCAGGTATTGGTCGACGCGGGCCTCGGAGATGGCTTCGGCGGCGGCGTCGATGATCTTGCGCTCAGGCGTGCCGCGTTCGCAGCTCAGGCCAGGCGCGGTCAGGCGCAGCTGGGCGATCATGCGCGCGGCGATCTCTGGGGGCGAATAGCTCATCAGGCTTCCTGGGTGAAGTTGATGGTCGCCGCGTCATTGGCCGCGGTGCGGACCTTGACGGTGGCCATCGCGGTGTCGAAGGTCAGCTTGACCGTGACGTCGTCGACGGCCAGTAGCAGCTCGGTGGCTGAGAACAGTTGGGGGCTCTCTTCGAGCGCTTCGTACTGAGTGCGCTGGTAGTTATCCAGAACCCGCAACAGCTCATGGGTGATGCGGTACTCAGTGACCGCCGAGACTGGGGTGCCGATCATGTCCTGCAGGATCGAGCCCATGCCGGGGTGGAAGCGGTCGCCGCCGTGGCGCTCCAGTACCCACAGCTGCAGGTCCTGCTTGAGCTTCTCGATGCCCCAGACAATCTGGAGGCTGGAGCCCTCTTGCACGAGATCGCCGTCCGAAACGGCCAGGCTGAAAGTCACGGTCGGTGCCTCCTCTCTCTTTACTGCGCGGCAGCAAGGAGAGACACAGAGCTAGGCAGGTGTACCTGTCGCGTCGCGCCAGCCCGAGCCGTCGGAAAACACCGGCTTGTGCAGGGTGGAGTCGTAGATCATGGTCCCGGCCGGGAAGGTGTCGGCGTCGGGGCGCCCCGTGGTGGTGTAGGCCGGAAGCTGCATCGGCGGCATGGTGGCCACCGAGCCGTTGATCACCGTCGGGCCGCTGGAGCCGATCTGGGTCATGCCCTCGACTGGCTCGGTGTTCATCTCGGGGGCGTTGTAGGGGATCTTGGACACCAGCCGGTAGAAGTAGCTGTCGCTGCGGGTGACGAACCACTGCTCCCCCTTCGCGGGGGTGACCTGCATGCCGCCGACGTGGTAGCGCAAGTCGACCTGAATGGTGCTGCGGCGCCGCGTCATCGCGGTGGCCCGGCGATTGGTCAGGTCGATGTCGGTGATGGCCACTGGCTGCTGGGTGTTGGGGTCGTAGAGCCCCGTTGCCTGGTTGGCCATCAGAAGATGTTCTCCCCGGTCAGACGGGTTTCCGGGTCAGGGCCGGTGGCGGTGGTGTTGACCATGCTCATCCGCTCGCGCGCGTTCGGGTTCGATGGTGCCGACACCACGGCGCTGGTGGAGAAACCGGCCTCGAAGTCGATGTCGTGGACGACCTCGTTGACGTAGACCTGCAGGTTCTTGTCGCCGAGCTGGATGCGCATGCCCGGGAACAGCTCGGGCATGAAGGCCAGGCTGATCTGGGTCTCGTACTGGGCCGCCCACTTCTCCATGAAGATCTGGCAGGCCAGTAGGAACTCGAGCTCGTGGCTTCCGGCCATGCTCGCGACGTGCTGGTAGGGCCGCACGCCGAAGCGGCGCATCAGGTCCTGGCCGCTGACGGACTGGTAGTCGCCGATGCCGACCTGGCGCAGTCGCTGGAAAAGCCATTCGTCTTCGACGGTGGCGGTGCCTGCGCTGTCGAGCCACTGCAGGACCTGGTCCATCATGCCCTGCATGGTGGTGTCACCGGCGACGTAGACGTGGGTGGCGAGCTGGTCGTCGGACCAGTTGATCGAGACGTTCTTGAGCTCGATGTCTTCGAGCTTGAGGATGGCGGGCTTGCCGTCGAGACCGAAGTGGTCGGGGTAGTAGGCGATGAAGTCGCCGTTGGGGGCGGACTGGAAGTTGCGCATCGACGCCCGGCACACCGTTTGCACCATCTGAATCAAGGGCTGGGAGTCGATGAAGTCTTTGTGCCCCCCGGCCTGCCCCCACAGGGCGGCGGTCTCGTTGACGAACATCGCCGGATCGAAGATGTAGGAGAACAGGTTGCGCGCGATCGGCTCGGAACTGGTGCCACCGGTGCCACCGCCCAGGCCGGTGGTGGTGCCGGTGCCCGGCGGCATGCCCGGCCCGGCGACGATCGGGTTCATCCGCGGCGCCGTGGGGTCGGGACCACCGTTGTCGGCGTAGCGCCGGATGCCGCGCACTGAGCCAAGATCGAAGTACAGCGGCACGAGCTTGACGACGTCGCCGGTGGTCGGGGCGTGCAGTACGGTGCCGTCGCCCATCCACATGACGACGTGGCCTGGGGCGGCGCCCTGGTGGCCGGTGAAGATGAGGTCGCCGCGGCGCAGCTGGCTGGCATCGACTGCCTGGCCGCGGCTGAACTGGTCGCCGGTCCAGCCGCCGATGTCCAGGCCGATGGAGCGGAAGGCGTAGTAGAACAGGCCGGAGCAGTCAAAGGACAACGGCCCTTTGGCGCCCCAGCTGTAGGGCTTGCCGAGTTGCTGCAGGGCGGTCATCACCGCGCCCTCGGAGTCGGGGTTGGGCTTGCCGAGACGGGCGCGTGTTTCTTCGATCGAGTTCATCGAGGTGAGCTCTTTGATGACCGAGTTGACGGTGTTGCCGACGTCGACCCCGGCGGCCCCGGCCACACTGCTGACCACACCGGACAAGGGCACGGCGCTGGCGACGCTGTTGACGCCTTGCTGAGCTTCGCGGGCGGCGGTCACCAGCTGCTTGGCCTGGGCAATGAAGCCGGAGAAGTAGGACGGCGAGCCGCCGCGCTGGACTCGGTAGATGGCCTGGCCGGGGTCGGTGTTGCGCCAGTCGAAGCGGGCCAGGTGCTCAAAGAACATCCGCGCGGCCTGGCGAGGGTTCATTCGCTGGGCGACGGTGCCCCATTCGGCGAAGTTGCGCTGCTGGAACAGGCCCACCGAATCGTGATCGGAGCCGACGCCGTCGTTGTCGTAGCGCAGGCTTTCGGGGATCTTGTGGTTGGCCAGATTGCGCAGTTGCGTCTCGCCGAGAGCGCAAGCCACGCCGAGGATGGCGGCGTCGCTGTTCATGGTGGCGCTCCGCAGCTCTGTCGCGGTCTCCCCCAGGCCTTCCCAGCCCTTGTTGTCGCCGTTGAGCCCGGACCCGGCCGCACCTTCGGCGGCAGCCTGCGCCTGTCGTTGGGCCTGCTCCAGATCCAGCGTTGAGGGGCCAAGGCCCATCTCGTCGGCGGCGGCCATGATCTGCGCGACGTAGAAGGGCGCGCCCTTGCCCATCGGGCCCGGCGCCCCGGCGTTGGAGTTGTAGTTGGCGTACCGGCCCACACCGCCGGAGATGTCGTCGCCGAGCAGCATCTGGCGGAATCGCTCGACCGCGCCCTGGTTGGCGGCCTGGTTGGCGCGGACTTGGGCGCTGAGGAAAGTCAGGAACTCCACCGGGAAGTTGGAGATGTGAATCTGGCTGCGGTCCCAGCCGCCGACGCGCACCAGCAGCTCCCGTAGCAGTGAGCCCAGACCGGAGTCGCGGGGCACCTGACCGTCGCCGCTGACCGCGGCTGCCATGCCCATCTGGTTGAACAGCGCGGTGGAGGCGGGTAGGCCGGGGTTGAACGGGGTGTGTAGCAGGCGCTTGATCGTGCAGGTCGCCTTAAGGGTGATGACGCCCTGGTAGAGCTGGCGGAACGGGACGGTGTCGAGGTAGCCGGTGAAGACCTGGACCCAGCCGATGCGCTTGAGGTGCACGGAGATCTTGTCCATCGGCGCGGTGTTGCCGGTGTAGCGACCGCCCTTGTTGGACAGGGTGACGAACACCGTCGAGGCTGAG